TATTCTCTGTATGCTGTACAAAATAAGCTTCAAGCAGCGGTGTACTTAACTCCTCCTTATCAATAAAAGCATTTATCACTGATTGTTTATCCTCTTCACTTAAGTTATCTTGTGGGTTGAACTCCCCGTCTTCATCTCCAGCTGGAGGTTCTAAACCTAAATCAGTGTACTTTATATTAAGACCACCCTCTACTAAGTCTTCTATAAAAGAAGTATCATCGAAATTGGAGTCGTACATTAAAGATCTAATGTTCCCAGCGTTTTTAATAACCCCTTTAACATCTCTCATTACCTTCTCTCTATCGAACCCTACACTCTCATCCTGAGTATCTACTAACCCACTATTTGCGGTGGTGATATCTCTTAACCCTTCAAAACTATCTACATCTTTCTGTGTTTGACCCAGCATTTTATCTGCCTTAGTAGTTGATATGAAGTTACCGTTAAAGTCGAAACCATACTCACCAGGTTTGTCTGGGTTTTCTATCACCCTTTTCCCATCACTAAGGATTAAATTTAAAAACTCTGTCTGTTCGCTAGTAGCACCACCACTGATGTCATCACCACTCATTGCACTCTCAGCAAATGCACCTGTAATCTCGTTTACTTCTTGCATGTTAGCTCCAAGGTTTACAATCTCCTGCTGTAATTCTTGCTTTCGTTGCTCAGAGGTATTTGGATCAATGAATTCATCTTGAAGTAATTGAACCCTACTTTTAACTTGTTCCTTATCTTCATCTCCAACACCTCTAGCTAAAGCTTCCTCAGCTTTGATCTCTAGAGCTTCTTTCTCCGCTCTCTTGTTAGCTGCAAGTTTACCTACGGTGTCATTCAAGTTGTCCCCGATTCTTCTATGAGCCTCATCGACTGCTTGTCCCCTATATTTATTAGCGTCGTAAGCGCCTTGAACTAATGTTGTATCTGTAGCCATTATATATATTTTTTATTACATTCCACCAGTTAGACCACTCGTGACAGCACCAGCAGTTTGACTAATACCATCCCACTTCGCGGCTTCATAACCAGCAGCTTGATCTGCAAACCCAGCGGTCTCACTTTGAGCCATACCAAGCAGAGTTGATGTTTGATCTCTCTTCATATTTCTAGATTCCATTTCACCCTCTCTTTCTTTACCTTGTATTGCTGCGGCTTGTTGTGCTTTAGCCATTTGATTAGCTGATTCTTGTTGACCGATACTAGCTGATGATTGCTGAGAAGCTAACTGCCCTGACTGAGCCATTTGTTGAGCTAACGCAGCGATACCACTACCACCGGCAGCACCTTTCATCTGCCCCATTATATTAGCTCGTTGTTGTTGACCCTGCTGGTTCATCATCTCTGCTTGCTGTTGGTTGACTGTTAAATCCTCCATAGTATTCTCCATGTTCATAAACGGGTTACTAGTATCTAAACCAGCGAATGCAGCTTTCTGCTTATCCATCTCTGCCCGAGCTTTAGCTTCTTGACGCTCAGCAGCTTTCTGCTTTTTGTTAGAGCTTATAGCTTTAGCTACACCAACTCCGGCGCTAACTACTGCTGCTCCTGCTAATAAAAACGACATACTTTATTATTTTTTATTAATGTATTCTTCATATTCCTCGAATGTTGCTGAGACGATCTCTCTCTCTAGCTCTTCTATATCTTGACAATTTGTAGGGTTCTTATGAACATTTACAAATACTGAATCTTCATTTGCATATATAACTCTCTTAGTTCCGGGCGTAGCTAATACATAACATGGTGCTATATATTCTAAACTCTCTTCCTCTGTAGCTACTGTAATATGTCCAGACAATAAAAACCATACATGTAAATGATTATGTATAGCTCCGACAACTAAACTGTCTTTATTCATTGTCATTTGCCTAACATAAATACCGTCAGCAAACGTATGTTCTAATGGGAATATCTCAGAGTTTTGATGTGTAACGATGTTAACTCCATCTGCGTTATCTACTAAAAGGTTTTGCAGTCCCTGTATTCGTTCTCTATTATTTAGAGCTACTTCCCTGCTTTCGGCTTTAGATAATTCATTCTTAGGCATATAATTATATTTGATTTACTCATATATAATCACAGTTATAAGACTTTATTTACTACTCTCGAAGACATCACAAGCTGTAGCAAACATTTCACTTTTCTCTATTGACTTATTAACGAACTTTGCTTGAGCATAATATCCAGTCGGTGAAGATATATTAACAGCATTGTCTTTACTAAACATTATAAAGTCATTAGCAGCAGGTATATTAGTCTCGCTAGCTATATCAGGACTACAGACTATTACATATTGAGTGGTACCAAGTGGGCCGACGAATGATGTTATATTACTTATAGGACCTATCTCTTGGATTGAAGATTGTGTAGCTGTAGTGAAACCACCTTCCTCTAATGTATTATCACAATAATAAGCAGTGTCTCCAATCTGTACTGATGTATTTATCGGCATGATAAATGTTAGTGATATATTTGGCATATTATAGTTACTTATGAATTATTAAATACTTCTGTCAAGTCTAATGTGTAGGTTGTATCTTGAACTCCAAACCTGTTAAACTTGATAGTCCCTAATACTGTGGCATGATCGATGGCTGTACTATCTAGTCCATCTCCAATATGTGCTCTTAACTTACTGAACGAAACATTAGCTTGACTACTTTGGTTATTAACTTTAAACATATCTGATCTAAAACTTGAATACCAATATACTCCTCCCTTATCTAAAACGTCGTAGGTATTTTGTATGTTTAACGAGAACTCGCTAGCACTCTTCTCAACACGAACATCAAAACTAAGGACACCATCTCCTAACCAACTAAGGTCTGAGACATACATACCAGCTTTACCAGTCTTATCAGTTCCAGTACCACCAAATTCATAGTACGTTGTATCACTACTAGTAGTACCCAAATGGTCTGTACCTTGGAAAGTCCAACCACTATTCTTGTTCATTTCTATCTTAATATTCACTCTAGGGTATTGGTAAAACTTATTTGTTATTTTTGTACTAACCGCCCCACTATTTTTTATACTCCCACCAATATGCATAACATTATCAGTTATTGTAGTGTCAGAGCTAGCCGTAATAACCATCTCAAATTCTTTCCAACCTCTAAAACTACTACTCAAAGCCGACACTTCCGGAAACTTGAAAAGATATTCCCCACTCCTAGGGATCTTAACAGTACCAACTGGCATGTCTGGTATCTCCCCATCAAATGTACCTATACCACCAGTTCCTAAAGCTCTATCAGTAGCATACTCTACGACTTTAGTTTCTCTAAACGTTATATCAAAAGTACTATTAGGCACTCCAATTATATGTACTGTTGGTTGGTTACTTTTATTTATACCAGATGTTGGTATGATATTCCCTCCACCGTTATTGAATTTTTCAAAGTTAGTGACAACATTCACTATACTATAACCTTCTGAGACAACCCCAGTAACCTCATCAGTATCCCCACCTAACCCTGATATAAACGCTGAAGTTTGTAATATTCTAGCATCCACAGCTACAACATACCCATCATGAAAACCACCTGAAACCATAGACAATTCTGGGGTATAATCACTGTCGACATCCGTAGTATCTGTAAAAAGTAAGTCGAAGACATATTGTGTAGGTACACTACCTAATGCACTTAAGGTTTGTGTTTGGAAAAATGAATCGTAATTTGGTATTAATTCGAATTTAGAAAAACCAGTACCATCACCTATTGAATATTTAGATGGTTGGCTAGCAAAGTAGTTTACAAATCCGGATGGTAGGGTTGTAGCAAAGGTTATTGTAGCTAGTTTTTTCTGTACACCAGGATCTACGTTGGTGTTAAAGTAATGTATATTGTCTACTAAAGGATTGGTCAATAAACTTGGACTACCATCGCATCCAACATATGTAGTATGAGTAACGTCACTCTCTGGAACTATAGTTATATTAGTTGCTGCAACACCACTAATTAACACACCACTTAAATCTTCTATCAATCCAGCGGTAATGTTTCTTTCATTATCTGGTGTTGCCTTACCATCTATATCTATATTCAACGTAGTATCTACAGATACAGAGTATGTGTCTGAAAAGTCCACAACTATTTTAACTTTATTACCTATAGTACTTGGAGTTCCTGTATCAGATAATACACAAGGCATGTTTATTTTACCTACATTCTCTGGGTATGTGACTTGTGTGTTGTCTTCAAAGAATTCAGCTGCTACAACATATCCTTCATCGGGCTCTATATATAGTACCGCTGAAGTAATATCAGCTTGCCCAACAATTTGATCCGCACTTACATCTTGAACTATTTTACAATTCTCTAAAGCCATACTTAATCGTTATTTTCATGTATAGTTAATTTCACTTGAGTTGGAGCATCTGGCTCTGGTGGTGTAACGTCTTCAAATCCATCATTAGAAACTATAGCAACAGTACCAATCCCTTGGACAGTGAATTCACTAGTATCTAGATTATCTAAAGTTGTAGTGACCCCAGTGATATGGTGGAACCATTTACCTTCTTTTTCTTTAAATTCCCCTACTTCACCTTCTTGTAAGTCAGTATTAAAAGATTCTACATACCAACCTAGTTTTGAACTTAAATTATAATACTCTCCATCACTAGTACTAATAATATTACCTAATGAATCTGTCACATTACCATAAGGACGTCTAGTTATCTTGGCTTGGGTACCTTCATAATTAATAGTTGAAAATCCCTTTACGCTGCCAGGCATATCATTAAACAATACGTCTATAGTAGAAAAATAGTTATCGCCATAGAAAGTATTAGCATAAACTGTGTCAATATGATGACTCCATAATTCAGCGTCTTTACCTGTTAAGTATTCGTCATTTATAGATAAACCTGTTTCAGGTATAAATGATTTAAAGCTAGACCAACCCTTAGACTTCTCATTAAACGATGCTGTTATATTGCTGAGACTTGAATTATGCTCTAAAGTACTAGGTAAATACTTTAAAGTTAAATTATACTCTCCTTTTATCTCATCAAAAGTACCTATTAATTCATGTGATTTATTAAGGTTATCTCTAAACCAAGATGTCATACCTACATCTGATATAGGTGTTAAACCATCTTGTGATAGTCTTAATACTTTGTTTCTTTGTTTATCAGTGAAGTACATTCTATACCCATCAACTGCTAAAGACTCTGGGTTTGAAGATATACCAAAGTCACCGGCAAAGCCTTGAGCATCACCTAACACTGCATTGGAAGCGGTAACGTTCATACTACCATCAGCATTGTATAGAGCATCCTTATTAGCAAGTATCTTAAATACTTTGTCTTCACAGAAAGCCACCACATTTGTATCTCTAGTCTTTAATGCTTGGAGAGATCCGTATGAAGGATTGAGATCCTTAGTGATCATCTCAGCCATGTTAAACTCATTGAGGTTATTAACACCACTAGTTGAGTTATATATACCTGAGTATATCATCCCACTACCTCTCTTCTCCTCTCCATAACTATCTAACGTTGTGGAAACCTTAACCCCATTATCTATTTGTGGTGCGTTATAATCATCTCGTATTCTATCTGATTCTAGTCCATTCCCAAAAGAATAACAGTTAAACCAAGGTAAGGTTGTTTTACTTTTGTATGTACTATAATCTAACCTGTAATAACCAGTTACTTTAGTTATTGTTACATCTGGGAACGTTGTAGTACCGCTATCCCCACCAACATATTGACCAGTGTAAGTACCACCAGAGCTTATGCTCGAGTTAGTCGTTATATCTGATATACCTGTACTAACAACTGGGTCTCCACTTAAACCATTTATAAATGTCCCAATAGGTATTGATAGTTCACCATTAGCGGCTTCAGCGTTACTCGTCACCTCCCACATACTTCCGTTAACCGTGGCTACTGAAGGTAAATCACCAGTACCAAGATTGTATATTTGAATAGTAGTGTCATCAGCTGTAGCAGCACCAGTAGTATTATATCTAGTAGATGGTTGATAATCAGGAATGCCTGTGGCAGCATTGTTATATGACACTATAGGGTCAAAATGATCTATCACTTTAGCTTCGGTAACCATACCGCTACTATGTGTAAACTTTAATATATCACCTACAGCTATCAAAAATGGATAAGCACCGTCACTCTCAAAATCTCTAATACCGACAACGTCTCTAATAACTGTGTTAACTACAGGGGCGTTAGCTACGAATATTGGGTTTACTTTTTCACTAGGTCTATGTACTTCTATTGTAGATTCTCTAGGTATAAAAGATTCTATATTATCGTGTCCTAAGTGTATAGGTAAAGCATTCGTCGCTTCATAGTATAAATCTAAACCTATATCTTCTTTAGGTTCAGTTTCCCACACAGCATTATCCTCGGAGAATTTTTGGCTTTCAGGTAGATCGAAATGTGCTTGTACTATTTCTATAGTACTTTCAGTACTACCATCGGCGCGTAAAGCACTTCTAGGATCCCATGCATCTGTATCTAATAACCCGCCATCTAGCTTTTTAAAACTGCAAGTGAACGTAAACCTTTTACAAAACTGGTCGCTTTCATAATCACACTTATTACAACCTTCAAGAAGGTCTGACTCATGGTAGTTCCAAGCTTCAGAGAGTTCAGATCCTTCCCATACTTCGTATACTATCTCATTTGGGTCTGAGTTAAATCTAAACAACGTACCATATCCAGACATAGCACTTTTAAATGCTGCTTGCTCTGCGTTTATAGGTGTGTCACTTGTCATTACTATAGAGAAATCCATTTGGGTGAAATCACCACTATCGCTAGTACGAAGTCCATGTCTATTGTTAAGTGCATTGTTACCATCCGCACTAGATGCAATAGCAGCATGATCTAAGAACCATCGATTTGTATCTTCTCCTTTATGCCATTTCCAAAATGTATAGGTGCTACTACCCTCACTCCCACACCCATCAGCCATGTAGCCATTATTGATCTCATTAGAGCTTAAACCATAACTGTGGTTCCACTCGGCATTAGTGTAATTACTAGTGGCTGTAGTACCCGCAGCTACTCCAGGTTGGGAATCGAAATTACCTTCCCACATAGCCGCTGGATTAGCATCATTAATATTACTTTCACTGGCAACATAAGAGAAATTAAACATCTCAATAGGATTGTAAACCATCCCTGAAGCAGTAGTAAGTAGTACGTTCTTATTTAGTATTGAATCTCTAAATATTTTAACAAAGAATCTACCATCAAACTCTGGTCTATTCTCTACTACAGAATCTTTTATTTCAAATTCCCAAGAATCAATATCACTAGCAGCAGAAACACCAAACAATGTAGTCATATCAGCTGATTTCCCTAAAGGTTCAATCAACGTTATACTACCTGTTGTTTCGTTCATCCTAGCTATCTTAATCCATTTAGAGTATTTTACTACACTTGCTTCAATAGCTCTAACTCTACCCCAACCAATACCTTTAAATTCTATACCACTAAGAACATTTTCCCAAGCTGTATCCTCGAAGTTTACCACCATGGTATCTTCTATTCCAGTAAAATCAGTATCTTCTCCTAAAGCTTGGGTTGCTAATATTTTTTGAGTGGTTTTTATAAAGTCTGGCGCTTCATTTTCAATAGCTAATATCTTATACCTAGCCTCTTCTAATACCGGATCTTGGCTACCGTGGGCATTTTTTAATATTAAGTACGTTTCAATATCTACTTTATTTCTATCTGCAGATTGGAAGGATAACCATATATTACCATCCTCAGCGTTGTACCATCTATCCATAGCGAGGTTATAATACTCGTTGGTAGTTTCTTTGACGTAATATTTATAATATTCCATCCAATCAGAAGGTATCCAATTATTCCAATCTACCTGCGCAGTTAACTTGTTTATTCTCCACGCATCTTTCTTCTCTACTGAAACACTTGAAGGTAAAGATCTAACTCCTTTGGAAGTCTCTGTTAGTCCACCCATACCAAGTACGGGAGTTTCTCTTCCATACTTATCTCCAAACACAACACCAATCTTGTAATTCCTAATAGATTTGACAGATGGGTTTGGTAACAAAATCTTCAAACCATCCTTAGACTCTAAATTCTGTATAACAGTTACAGGTTGAGGCACATCAAAGTTCTGTAAGTAGTTACCGTACACAACTCTATTACCGGTAACCTCTTGGGCTCTAGCTACTCTTGGTACGTTATCCCAAGCTCTTAAAGTTTGAGATGATGGTAGTGTTCTATGTATCATTTCAGATGTTATAGTCACAACACCAGAGTTCCCGCCTACATCAGAGTTATCCACCCATTCAGGATCTTTCCCTCTCTTGATTGATTTAACTACATATACGTTAGGTGATACGGTATCTTTATATAGAATATCTACTTCAACTACATCGTCAGGTCTTTGAGCATCTTCAACTATGAAGTCGGTTATTCTTAAGTTCCTTAAATTATTAACCATCCCAAGGTTATACCCCTTTTTAGGTACATAATCTAATTTACCTGGTAGGAAAGCTAACTCGGACCACGGTGCGAACGAAGAGTATTCTCCATCTTGGTACTTATACCTATAGGAGAATCTACCTATTTTAAGTTCAAATAAAGGTTTTTTCTGCTCTAGTTTTATATTCCAATCTACATGCACCGAAGTTATAGACTGGTCTATACTTGATATACGTACCTCGTGTTCAAATGTATCTTCGTCTACGCTCTCTACAATACCAGTGGCTGACACTCCACTAGTAACACTATCATCTATAGTGCTTTCAAATATTAGTAATTGTCCGATGTCATACACAGAACCATTAGTTGTTATTGTCAGTACGGTACTTATCTCTATCAAAGCACCATCACTATCTATAAAAGCTGCACCACTGGCTACCGTTCCCTCTAAGTCAATTTCTACACCACCTTCATAAGTGGACATCTCTAAATTAGGAGCAGTCCTTGGAGCTCTCCTAATCATTGTTATGTGTTCCTCTTTCAGCTCACTGTTTGTAGCGTTTGAATCTATAGTTGCAAACTCAATTAAAACACTCCCATAAGCATCCGGGTTGTTAATCATTAAATCTGTGTGCTCATCAAAACTATGAGTGCTAGATTTTTGTGATCTATCTATATTTATCTTCTTTGGTTCCGAATTGTTATCAGTCCAGAACAATAAATTATCTATTATATTTATACCAGTTATTAACTTACTCACATTAATACTCTCTCTATGGAAACTTAAAACCGGCTCAGCTTTAAATATCCAAGCGTGACAATAAGTTAAATCACCCACAACCCTACAGTTGAAGTAAATATCATTACCACTAACCTCTCTTACTTTAATTCCACCTAAACCATTAGGTATATACGAATCATACTTAGAGAGTAAAGAACTACCAGATATATTGATAGCCTCTATAGTCATACCAGGTCTAATAAGCTTAGCTTTATCCGAGTCGACAGTTATCTTAGTGTAAGGATTTGTACTATCACCACTACCAGCACTTAACTCAGAAGCTGTTAGTTCTATTCTAAATATGTCTGTGACTACTGGGAGTATAGTTTTAGTATTATTACTATACTGCAGTATCATATCTTTATATAACTTCTGTTCAGTTATCGAAGATGATGAGCCATGAGCAGGTTTATTAACAGGTGGTGCTGCCACGAAAAAGTAAGCGTTATTAGTTTTCTCATCAGCTATAGAACCGACGAACTCACTAGTAACACCATCCCAATTAATAGTTGGATTTATAGGATACTTAGAAGCATCATGTGTATCACGTAGTAAATTACCATACAAAGATTGCACTGCGCCAACATCACTACCATCTGAGGTTCTAACTTCTATATTTAAAGCGTCTCTATACTCTCCTTGAGGAACTAATCTCTCATCGAGATCTTTGTTCATCTTCCCAGCTTGAAACGTATGTTTTATTTCTGACATAAACTACTACTTAATTGGTTTACCAAGACCTCTCAATACTTGAGTGAACTCCTCCATTTTAATATTCGAAAGTCTAATCTTAGCTTTCCTAGTTTCTGCAAACTTTTCTTTCTTAAATCTCTGCGTTATGTATTCTGGTATACCTGTTCTCCCAGATATTAACCCATACATAATATGTTTGTATACTGCTTCTTCACAAAACTTATGTACAACCATTTCACCATCAGTACCTAAACCATCACTAATGTACTTTAATGTTATTGTTTCTCCTGCTAGGTTAGAGCCGAAATGGATAAATCCAGTGGCATTATCTATATAAAATGTACCGTTAGCTTGAGCATGTTGCGGATCTAATCCATATCTTCTACCTCTACTGTCAACCATGTTAACATCATCATAATCTTGGTTATCGTTAGAAGATGATATATTACTAAACCTGTCGCGGGTATTTGAGTTTCTAGGATTCGTAGATGTTACAGTAGTGAACTCGCCAGCTAGACTAGTACCATCGAATTGGTATGTACCATTAGCATCTTGAGATATAGGAAAGGGATTCGACGTCTTACCTGTGGGGTATAACGGCTTCTCAACACCATTAGAATCTACTCTAACTATCTTAGTGTAGTTAACGTAATCTTGAGGTAAGTACATAACTAAAGTACTTGGAACCTCTATTTCATAAGCTTTGTGAGAGCGAAGAACATCGTATGATAATTCTTGAATTGCTCTCATTCCATGAAATTGTACATCCGTTCTACTAACTTTAGTAAGTATCTTATTCTCACCCACATACACAACCATAAAAGAACTTATAATATCATCTAGTGATACGAACTGGTAATCCCCCTTGTTACCAGTACCATCGTTATAACCCTTTTGTGTAATATCTAATAACCCCATAATTATTTATTTTCGTTCGCCTCCTTAACGGCTTCGTTTCTAAGTATAACTTCAGATAAACCAGGCTTGTTTATAACAATACCAGCTAACTCAAGTATTTTATTTGTCAATGTACTTTCTTCAGAGGCGTGCAATTCAAAACCAATTGTTGTAAACGAATTGTATAAAGCTTTCTCATTTACAACTACGTAACCCCACTTTGGGTCCACTGGCCTTTTAATATAATCACAAAAAGTACTAGCGCCTGGATTTGGGGTAAGCTCTAACATATTACTAGATAGTCTTTGAAAAATTCCCCGACGCGATGTTAATGGATTTAGTCTCTTGTTATATTTTATATACTGCCATAGTTCTCTATCAACTTCTTCGTAAACAAGGTCTGACCCAGCAGTAGTTGCAACGTCTACATCACTAGTCATTCCACCCCCGTAACTTATTACCTCACTACCTGTCCAGGTTGTACCTTGATTATAAGTTATGGTAACTACGTCATCAGCAGACGTAGCTGAATGATAAGGTGAGTGGTCATTAATCACATTAGCGATTATTGTTGCCATTTGAGTCGCTGAGTATGATGCAATATTTCCTTGGATACCTAAAGCTTCAGCTACTACTGTATTTACCGCACTGGTTAACTCACCACCGTTAGTAAAATATATGTGATAATAACCTTCACCTTCTGCAGCCTCTCCAGTTCCATCATAGTAAGCTCTTAGACTAATTCTAGTAAAATTACTGCTAGTCTCTGCTAAAACTATATTACTACCAGCAACAGTTGTTATAGTATAAACTCTTTTAGATTGATACTTTCCATATACAGATTCTAACCAATGAACATCACTAGGTGTAATCCCAGTGTCACTAACAACACCACCAATAACCCTGTGCATGGCGATCTTCTCACGAAGCATCTCTATATCATCAGCTGATTTACTCTGATTACCTGGACTTAGTAATGCCGTTTTGTAATCATGAAAATACATTTCGAATATATCATTCTGAGCTTTACCTGCTAACAGGTTGAACTCCTGGGGTGTTATATAACCCCTCTGTTCTTTGTTCGCTAAAGCTAAAACTCTTTGGTAAACCGTATCAATGTTTGCTACCGCCATCTTCTTTTAATTTATAAGGGAATTGCTTGTTTAACCAAGTCTTCCTTTTATTACATCCACAGTCTTTCTTTTCAGTGGTTAAATCTACTAGTGTTTTTATCCCTGTAAACTTTGTGAATTTCTCTATTGAATCTCCTAATCCTCTTGATTTCATTACATTCTATTTTACAATATTATAGTTACATATTAAAGTGAGGAGTTAGTATAGGACAAAAAAAATAGCCACCCGAAAGGATGGCTATTAATATTAAGTTTACTTAGTGCTACGGAGTAGTGTCGAAAGTAATGTTACCACAAAGTGTAATACCAGAGTGGCAATAAACTCCGTTAGCATCGTCAGCGATAACAACAAGTCCGTCAGAATGAGGACCCTCGTTTATCTTCTGTACAATAGCTTTAACAACGTTTTCTTCTTGCCCAGCTGTTACAGTTAAACCGACACTAGAAAGTAGTGTCCCAGTCCCTGTTCCGGTGAAGTAAATTTCTACTGCAGCTGTCCCGGCATCAATAGCGTAGATCCGATCAGCTGGAAAAGAAGTAGCGTCATCTGCACCTGTTTGAAAATAAAGCATTTTTTTCATTTCAAAATGTTTTAATGATTAATAAATAATTGTTTGTGAATTAAGGTTTACAGTTTAAGGTTTAAGGTTTGTGCTTATTTAGTATTATAAGAAACAGTTATGATAACCGCTTCTCAATATTAGTATATACTTCCATACCTTCATCAGTTTTAAACCACTGTGCAAGTGCGGAGTAAGGGTGTTCGTCAAACGGAACTGTCATAAGTTTTCTATCGTTAGATCCCCACATGAAGTGTCTTTGATCTGATGATAACTTTATAATGTTTAGCTCTGTTGCTTTAATACCAAAATTCCTTAGTTGTACATTATCGTCATTAACTAACTCTAAGAACAACGCTGGATTTCTTTTAGCGTATAATAATAAATCTCTTTTAAGTTCCTTAGAACTCATCTTAGATACTTTAGAACCAATCTCAACACGCATAACAGCTTCAGCCATATCAATGTCTAGATTCATTGCAGCATTTAATGCTTCAATTTCCATCTCTAACCAGTCGATTTCTCTTTCAGCTATCCTCTGGGGTTGTAGTTCTATATATGTCTTACCTGCGTAAGGATGGTATAAGGATAATAATTTTTGCAATGTTACCTTATTTTTAGGTACATGTAAAACACCTTGCCTAAATATAATATGAGACAATCTTTGATCACCTTGCATTTCATCTACAAAGCAAGACTGTTGATTCTCACAATACTTTAACTCTCTCTCGTATCCTTTCTCTTCATCAAAGTAATATATACCAGCACTCTTAATGGATTTACTTAAAGGTTTAGCACCATTACTTATAAGGTACGTTCTATCTTTAAACTCCCATTCAGAACTTGTAGGTTTTATAGATTTCGAATTTGGTGTATCGATAACAGATTCCTCAACCTTAGGTTGTTCCATTACTTCAACAACTTCTTGTTCTAATACAGTATCTGCAACTGTAGTAGTTTTCTTTATTTGCTTTTTAGCCATAATATAATATAATAAAAATTAAAAATAAAGATTGGGGCCGAAGCCCCAACCTCTTAATATACTAGTTCAATAACATAAAGTTATTAGCACCTTGAGTAACTAAACATCTTTCAGATAAGAAGTTCATAGTCATCGCATCTAAATCAGAAGTAGTAGCTCCAACAGAACCAGTAGTCCAAGTTTTAAGCTTTCTAGATTCAGTTTGAGAAGCTCTATAACGAACGTGTAAGAAAGGACGTTTAAGGTTCTTCCCTAGATTCTCATCATAAACAGAAGATACACCCGCTGGGATCATAACACCTCTGATAGCTTCACCACCAGTAGCTGCTGCATTGATACCACCACGAGTAGCTAAGTCATTTAAGTATTTCCAGTCAGATTTGTAGAAGTCATAAGAACCTCTTCTGAATCCAGAGAAACCTAAGTTTAAAGCCATATCCTCGTCGTTGTCGAATACTCCATAAGAAGTACCACCAGCGCCATAAGAATTCATAGAAGCTAACATGTCATCTACAGCAAGAGCAGTAGCTCTATTTACAAACATCATATTCTCCTCAATAGCACCATTCTTATCGAATTCAGCTAAGATAGCATCGAATTCAGCCAAGTCAGTTGCAGCATTAACACCAGATACACCAGAAGATTGATGACCTCTAGATTTAATTGCTGCGAATAAACCTTCAGTACCAACTAAACCATTCGCACCACCTAAGATGGTAGAATCATCATGCGCTTTCTCAGACTCAATCATACTCATTTCTAAGTAATCAGAGAAACGTGAGCGAGTATCACCAGCAGCTTTCAAGTACCACAGGTAACCATTTTGCCCGTCTTCACCTGAAACTTCAACCCAACCAATTTGAGAAGCGTCAGATCCTGAAACTTCATACTGATCTTTAAGTATAATAGGTTTGTTTGAGTAAGAAGTAAAATCAGGTTTGTTAGAACGACCACCTACGTAACCTAATCCCTTAGAGTTCTCAGAACCGAAAACCAAAACCTTACAAGTATCATCACCATCCACAAATCCCATATCCGATAAGTGTGCACCACCATAAGGTAGAGCTGTAAAATCATCGTCACCAGCAGGTGCTAATGTAACTAATGCGGTTATAGTTTGACCACCACCAGAGATTAAAACTTGATCACCTACACGAATACCGTGGTCAGTTGTCCTAGTTTGACCATCAATGTCTTTTGCTACTTTCATTGTACTAGCAGCAGCCGACAATATTGTGCATTCGTAAGATAAATGTAATCTACCTTGTTCTGACCAAACAACTTGATCAGCTGACATAGCTTCTTCAGCCCCAACTTGATCTAAGAATCCTGCGACAGTACGTTTACCATATATCTCAGATTCTTTTGCTATCAAGTCAGGCAGGTATTGCTGTGCCCATCCATTATCTTGGATGTCTAAATAATTATCCGATGTAACAGCCTGTATTGCTGCAGCTGAGAACACCGTACTTGGAGTAATTGCCATAATTTTTTAATTTAAAGTTTAATTATTTCTTTTTTCTAATTTTGAACTTGAAATCATTTGAGTCTTCACCTAACACTCTAACTTTCACACCACCTATGTTTGTTTCACCATGGGTGCCTCGAGCATTTACGTTAATGTTCTTACCTTTAGCTACAGTATCTTTGATTGCATCTGCTTTTCCTTGCTCATAAAAATGTTGAGCAATAGCGTCAGCATTCATTGCTGTAAATAAAGACTTGTGATAACCCTTAGCATCTTTCATCTCTCCATTTTCACCGACAAACTTGTCCACGAAATTGTTGATGTTACTCTGGGTACTCTTAACGTCGTCTGCGTTCTTAACATTAAACCTGTATTTCTTATCTCCGACGTTGTAGTCAAAACCTTTGAACTTGTCGTTGAATAGATTATTAGTCTTCTGTTGAAAAACTTGCTTGTTAGAATCAGATAGTTTCTTAGTGTCTTCAGATTCCTTATTGTAACGATCGAAGAAGTTAACTGCTTTCTGTTGCTCATCAGTGAGTTTACTTCCAGCTTTAATCTCTTCGTAATATTTAGACTTTTGCCCGTCTATATAGGCTTTCGCTTCAGCAACTTGCTCTTTCAAAGCGATTTTCTTTGATCTTATTGTTCTATCATCATCTATGTCTTCATCGAAACCATACTTGTCTTCTAACAAAAAGTTTCTCTCTTCAGCGGATAAATGAGATTTAGTTTTCTTGTAGTACTCGTCTAATACTTCAGAGTCATCTAATTTAGATGTGTCTCTATTTAGATTTACGTAGTCGTTTAAATCTCCACCAGTATCTTCCATGAAGTCCACTAGTTTTTGTACATTCTCTGGTAGTGGTTTTCCAGTAGCCTGTGCTTCAGCTATTGCTTCTTCAACTTGCTCTTCTACCTCCTCAACCTCTTCGTCAGTAATTTCCTCTAGTACGGTATCCTCTACTTCTGCTACTACTTCAGGTTCAGGTTCTCCTGTGACTTCCTCTATTACTTCTTCAGCTTTAGGTTCCTCAACCTCTTCTTGAACCGGTGGTTTACTAAGGTCGACTTTGATTATGTTGTCTTCCATTGGGTTCGAACTAAGCTTAACCTTAGTTACATTATCTTGTTCTTCTGCCATAATAAAATATTATATAATTAAAAACTATCTGGGATTGAACTTATCTAATCCGAGTCCGCCTCCGGTTATATCATTACCTGAAGACTCAAACTTTTTAAGTGATTCACCCTTTTTTATTGCTTGCTGATTCTCAGCTTGTTTATCTACGCGTTGATCTTTTCGATCTTCTCTATTAGTATCTCGCTTATCTATAATCTCGTTCTCCATACCTCTAAGCTGCATATTTAATTGGAACTCATGATCCATTAAATCCTTCTTAACTAGAGCTTCTTGTTTCAAATACTCAATCTTCATTTGACTCTTAGTCTGTTCTAGTTGAGTTTCAATCTGAGCTTTAGCTTGCTCCTTTTGAGTTTCAGCTTGGGCCGCTGCTTGCTGGGCTTCAATGTTCGCTTGAGATTGAGCTTGGATGTTTTGTTGTTGCATCGCTTGATCTCTCTCAAGTTTCTTTTTCCTCTTTATTTTAAGGAGTTGATTAGCTAGCTTAACATTCCTAACATCTCTAAGATCTATAGCATCATCTAAGTCTATCAACTTTTGAGCTAAAGCTACTTGAATGTTATTCTCTAGCATCTGCTTCTCTTCGTCATCAGGCATTAACTCTATAAATATACCGAAATCGTACAGATGCAATTCCCCCATCTCCTCTAGTGTAGCTACATTGTGAGCTCCTATAGATTGGATAAATGCTTCCTTAGTCGGTGAGTACTCTATAATATCCGAGATCCTCAACGATAAAGCTTCAGCAGTTTCAGCTGTTAACAATAACATAGACTGTAATACGTGTCTAGTTGCTGTATTAGAATTAGCCGCTGCTAGCTTTTGAATACCAACTAAAGCATTCTTATCCGGAGTTGATGCATCTCTAGCTTCATTAAGCCCGGTGACATCACGTATCATTTGTAAGTAGTAGTTGTAGGTTTGTATAAGACTCTGAATCTTATTTCCACCACCACCATTCTGTATCTGTTGGATAGGTACTTTACCAGGATTTTGGTCTCCCTCTGAGGTGAAACTTCTACCAATAACAGAACCAGTTTGGAAAAACATGTTTAAAGCTTCTTGCGGGGAATAGTTTGTACCATTACCCAAATCAATCTCAGCTAAACCATCAGCATCTAAATAGACACCATCTGGAACCATGCGAGAAAGAACTTGTTGAAGTTTTAAATGTGTCAACTGAATCATGTCAGCAAACCCAGTTATTCTACTAACTATAGATTCTATCTTACCGTTGTACATCCTAGGTGCAACGATACTATAATTCATTTTAACTTTATCAAAGTTGGATTTAGTTCTAAGCATATTCTTAGCCATCTCCCACTTTAATAGTTTATCAGTGCCTAATACTAATACACCTTCGTATAAGCACTCCATAACTCTTTCAAGTTTAGAGAAGTTCCCATCCATATCTGCTGGTGGGTTGAAGGTATCATCTTTCTCGATAACCTTGTCAGCACCTGATCCAGTCTCTTTTACTTTATAAGTGTTATTCTTATGTGTCTTGTAATTGAAATATAGTACGCTAATTTTATTCTTATCCCCGTTAGAGTTATTCATAAGTCTAGCAGAACTCTTAGATCCTTCTACGATCTCACGAATTTCCGACTCAGATAAATTAGGGAACTCTTTTACTAACTCGTTTACTGGAATCTCTTTAACTTCCCCAACGTAATATATATCTTCAAAATATGGAGACTCAGTGTAAGAGTACACTAGATTCGCTGGGTCAACGTATTGAACCTTAGCTCCTTCACTCCAGTCGAATGTAGTTTTTGTAGCACCAATACCTATGGTAGCTAAATCATATATAGTTCTTCTCTTAATAAGATCAAACTTACTACCCTCCATCAGAACGTTTATAGCCTGCTCTTCAGCTAGCTCCACAGCCTGCTTGTAATCAAGTTGCATATGTAATGCTAATTCCTCTTCTGAATCTGGTAGTTTATCTTTATCGTTCTCATAAAGATTCATATTCAAATTCTCCTGAGCGGCATCATTGAAATCTTTAGCTCTTATATCTCTAATTATAGATTCCATATACTTAGTCCTCTTACTAACTCCATATGAATCTTGAGAGTAAGCTTTAACGTCATACGTTCTTTGAGCCATACCATTCACCACAATATCAACAAACTTCGGTACGATAGGTACAGGCTTCCAATCTAGGTTTAAGTAGCTTAAGTCACCATTTATAGATAACTCATTTTTGTATTTTTGTATAGGTTGTTCTCCCCTAGCATATAGTCTTAAATTATGGAAGTTGTTTACGTTGCCCCCATATTTAGAGGTAGTACCAGAGAACCATTCATGTTCAATAGCTCTAGCTACTTTCAACCCATACTCTTGGGTCATCTTTTCTAAATCACTAACTGCTTGCGAAGGGAAATTCTTTACAACAGACTCTGCCATAACTTACTTTTTTATTATTGTTGAATTAAATCCGGTGTTAGTATATCTTGATATGCTTATACCTAATGGTTGTTTCTTTACCTCTTGGTTTGGTCGGTATAAATGTCTATTACAAGCCATGATAGCTAAACCAGAACTTATGGCAGCATCATACTTGGTTCTCTTGTTTATATCAAATCTACTCCAATCATTTAGTGTCTCACTGAAATATACAGTACCATAAGTACCATCTTCTAAATGACCAACATGATCATTAATGTACATTTCAATAGCAGCGGCATGTGCTTGCTTTATATCCTCACTAGAGTTTGGCATACCACCAACTTCTCTTTCAGTTACAGATAACTTGTTCCAAACTTTATCAGGTCTATTCATACTGAAACCTCTGTAACCTCTTCTGCGTAGATAATACAATAAACGAGGCTTATTATTCTCTGCAAGTATTGGCATCCCGTAGAATACTATTGCCATAAGAATATCCTCAAAGAATATCTCAGCAGTTTGAGGTCTAGCTACATATTCTAAAAAGAACGTGTTAGCCGGAGCGTCTTCCATACTGAACTTAGTTAATCCATGTAATGCTCCTTTAGAGCCTTTACCATCCACAGTACCGCTAATGTCGTAGCTATCACAACCAAACGCACCAACGTGTTCGTTTCCAGGGTATTTAATTCCATTCTTTAATATAACATTATTCTGCATCCCTCGACTAGGAACCCAACTCACTTTAAACCTACCGTTAGGGTCTGGGTTAAATACTACTTGAGTATCTTTAACTCCATTGGCCCACTGGAAATTACCGGTTGTTAAGACCGAGGAATTCCTATTACCTTCATTATAATCTATCTGTTCGTATATCTTAACGAGGTTAAACAAACTATTCTTTGTCTCATCTCTAAACGCGTGCTCTTCTGTTCTTGGGAATTGTCTGTAGAATTCGTTTAATCCATCTTGATCACCTTTTAAACCATCAACTTCATTCTCCCAATACTCAACAACACCAGTATCTATTAATTCACCATGTGGTCCGTGAACATCATCACTTGGACTGTCAAAGACTGGAACTCCGAATTGGTCAATAAATCCTTCATAGTTCCATTCCATTGGGATAAACAAAGAATATAAACCAGACTTTGTTTGTCCATTCCTATTTCGTCTAGTAACATCTGAGTCTCCATATAGTTTCTTAAAGTTATTACCACCTTTATCTAGTGCGTTAGAAGTTGAACCCATCATACACTTACCAACTATCCTACCACCTAACCTTAAACAGGTTTTAGTAACTCTCCAGTTGTTCAGAATATTATCAGGCCTCTCCCACTTACCACTCTCATCATGGACTAATAAGGAAAGTTTCTCCCCATCATAACTGTTATCGCCGGTATTCTTCCAGTCAATAGTAGTGTCAAGACCTTCCATGTCGTCTTGTTCCTCATTAACACCCATCTTCCTTCTAGTAAACTTCTTAGCTGGAATACGGTAAGCTAGTTCAGACTTCGGACGATCCATACCATCTTGGATAGGTTTAAAGAAAAACGGGTAGTTAATACTTATAGGTACTATTTTATCCGTAAACATTTTCTTTGCATCACCACCACTCTTGGATAACACCCCAAATCTACTATCACTTGCTAGAGTAGCTAAATTAACGGTTTCAGCCGAACTCATGAAAGAAAAACCTGAACGTCTATTCTTTAGATAACACATACCATAGCAGCGTTGATCTGCTTTACAAGCCTCCCAAAATATAAAGAAAAGCCTATTGGCTTCTCTAAAATCTGGAGCTCCAACATCTATCTTACTCCACTGCAGGTACATATAGTAACTACCAGGAATCCAAGTTGGGTTTCCATTATTCATAAACCAGAACCCATTTTCTCTTCTCTTGAATTCCTCGTCTATATATGTGTAATGTAATTCTTTAAATTCTTTAGGATAATCATCCCAATCAAATCTAGTTTTAATTTTGCTGAAAGCTGAGTTAGCTTCAAACCTTCTCCACTTCTGTTCTTTCTTTTCCTTTGAACAGCTGAATACTTCTTTAGGTACTTTAGGTAGAGCTATCTTTAGTCCTTGTATTTCTACTATCTCTCCAATCTCTCCAGTTTTAGATACTACAACTACATCACTTTCTTTATCGTAGCCATACTTCCATTTCTTACCCTTATTCAATCTCTTGATAGTGGTAAGTTTAACTGGTTCTATTATTTTGTAAAGTGATTGTTCGTACATTACTTACTCCTCCCTTCTGCGAACCCTTGGAATTTTGGTTTATTCAAATCCTTCCTAGAATTCTCTAAATCGTTTATAACACGTTCCTCTTCCTCGATTCGGTTCAATATCTCAAAGGCATCGAAGATAGCAAGCTTCTTTGTAGCAGCGGCATTCTTAAGTCTATCTGCTGATATATCATCATCAGAATCAACAATAGCTTCCTTAGCTACTTTGATTAACTCTTCAACTGCTTTATGCCCAGCTTGGATTATACTCTTCTTCGTCTCCTTTATATTCATATTCAATTGTAATAAAACTATTCATAACTCTATACAGTCTCTCGCCATCTATAGTGAATTCAAACTCGCTACTAGGTTTAAAACCCACTAATTGTGTGGGTAAGAATGTACCATCCGAGTATTTAACTATACCTACCAATGGTTGCTCAGGATTTAACGAGAAGGTATCTTTATTCTTTAACGGCTTAACGAAAGTAAAACCATTAACACATTCCCAAGATACATTCTTATACATATATATCTGATCAGGGTTGGCTAGATATTCTCCCTCACTCAAGAAGCCCCTACTGTTTTTCTCTATACCTTTAACGTTGTGCCACCTTCTAAATATATTATGATGGACTATAACTTCTTGCCCTTCCTGTAGGTTATGTACATTGTCAACAGGAGTAGAGATAATAATAGCTTTACGGTTAATATATCCATGATTAAATATTTCCGTATTTAATATTAAACTTTTACCATCTTCTACTTCTACAGAGTTATTATACCTCTCACCTAAAGGTTTTATTATATAATCATATAATGGCTTCATTAGTATTCAAGATCATATTCCACTGATATTGCCATGTTCTTATTAAAATCTTTCCATGGAATAACTACGTCTTTCTTTCGTATATAAATAGAGTACTTATTCTCTTCTTCTAGTATATCGCATATCGTGTGGCCACCATAGACGTTTTGACCAACAGCATAATGCATAGCATCATTCTTATAATCCTTACCTATGGTGATCTTTCTAATTACGTGGCTTTCCATCTTCCGGGTAGTTAATTGAACCGTCTTGCAAGTCTACATCAAAAGTACCATACTCTTTACTAAAAGTATTTTGCAATTCAACTATCTTAGATTGAATACCAACTTGCTGGTGTATTAACTCGTGTTTCTGAGCTTCCAATGCTCCAACACGGAACTGGATAGCGTTATTGTCATTAACTACAGCTTGTAGTTCCTGTAATTGCTCATCTGTAATTTTAGTTGCTTTAGGTTTTAAGTCAACCATCTCTTTTACTTTACTCATCTTTGATTTAATTTAATTGTTAATTGTTAATTATTTAATATCCGAAATACAACATTACTGCTGCACCAGTGCCATTAATCTGAACTTTGCTCCATCTACCGAATAGAGTTACACCAGCTGGGAAAGTTTCTGTGGTTGGTAACGCACTTGGATTTGTCCCGTTTAAGGTTGCATGTGGGGTAGTTGTCCCAAAGTAAGCACTACCAGGTCCATTAACTGGTACTAGTTGAGTGAAAGCTGTAACACTATCTAAACTCACTATTGATACTACAACCATCCCTGTTGGTGGTTCAAATATACCAGCTCCAGTCAAGTAAGCACTACCTGGCTGACCAAAACTATACGCTGTTGATTGATCTATACTCATTTCTTTGTTTTTTCTAGTGAGCGTCCTCCGAAGTAGGCACCGATCACTGTTATTAATACTATTTGTAATAAACTAGTCCACTTCTCTTCTACATTAAAAGTTATAACACCAGCATCGATGAATATCATTAACACTGTGGATACAACTAAAAATATTAGTACTGATGGGCGAACATTCTTGCTAAGCCACGAATCAGAAGCCATATCCGATTTCCAACGGTCTGTAACTTGTTTTTCCATGTCTCTCTCATACTCAGAGACTAGCTCCTTGATCTTTAGCTCTGCAGCAAGTTTCTCTTCCTTAGAGGTTGTTAGGTTATCTAAGACGCCGCCTAAACCTTTAACCAGTTCTGTAGCTCCTGAAGAAAATATCTTTGTTAGTATATTCATTATGTGTTATTTGATTATTTACCTTCTCCATTTGGATTGAACTCTTTCTCCTTACCTTTCTCTTCTTCTTTGCGATTTATTCCACATCCACAACCCATATCATTACCCTTCTCGGTGTTAATCCTACATTTAGGTCTATCACACTTAGTGTCTCTACGTTCACCACAGGTGTTACACCTTAGTATTCTTTTTTTTAACATAACTATCTATCTTTATCTTTAATCATATCATCTATAGATTTATTCATAACCTTATCTGTGTATGATTTATTATTATAATAAGGGTTTGTTATGGACGTAGGTATATCCTCCTCACCTAGTAGTATTCTATATATTCTACTTATAAGATGATTACACTTAAATGACGTTTTGTAAACTGTATATTTAATTGTTGTACGATTTCTCTGCCTCCATACTTCTATCCAACCTGCTTTCCTTAATCTCTCCCACCGGTGTTTATCCCAAGTGTAAGCATATACTCCATTAATGAAATCATCTCTAGTGAATCTAGTTAAACAGTTTAAATATATCAAGAGTTCTAAGTCAGCATCTTTTATATCATTAGCTTTGCACGCCCATTTCCGAACCAATCTATAGTACTTGAGGAAATGAGAGTCTTTAAGATCTTGAGATGTTATATTCCTAATCATTCCGCAAGGACTATATCTCTAAGTCTTATAACTTTATATAATAAATCCTCATAGGATATATCGTGACCTGCATGTTGATCGTACATAACTATAGACCCTTCTTTAATTATCTCAGCTAGATTACCTACAGAAACGACTTTAGCTTTCTTATACCTATTATCGGAATCTGTTTCATCAGTGAGTAGTAAACCACCTGAGGTTTTCTTCTCCTCTTTAATCGGTTCTACAACTATATAATCATTAACTGCTTTCATTTACTCTGATATTTGAGATTACACAATCAGCTGACATTATAGTAAGTGCTACAGATACAGCATTCTTAAGTGCGGTCTTTGTTACTAACACTGGATCCACGATACCAGCTGCGACCATATCCACACATTCACCAGTCACAACATTGATACCTGTACCGATAGCACCATCAGTAGCTAACATGCTTAAACCAGCGTTATCTAGTATAGTATTATACGGAGCTTTAATTGCTTGTAGTAATACATCTCCGGCTCGCCCGGAGAGAATTTTTTCTGAGGCATCAAGGAGGGCAACTCCACCCCCTGGGACAACACCTTCTTTCAGTGCAGCCTTCGTAGCATAGATAGCATCTTCCACTCTATCCTTCTTTTCCTTAAGCTCCACCTTAGAATCAGCTCCGACTTTCACAACTCCTACACTACCTGATAGAGTAGCTAGTCTTTGCTCTAGTTTCTTCTTAATAAAACCGTTTTTCTCTTCAGTGATCTTAGCCTGAACTTCTACTATCCTTTCTAATACAGCGTTGCTAGTACCATCTAAAGTAATTGTAGTATTCTTATCATCTGTTACAGAGAATTCAACCCCACCTAAGTGTTCAATTGTTATAAGGTCGAGGTCGTCACCTAGTTCTTCATTAATAACTGTTGACCCTGTTAGTATAGATAAGTCCTCTATGGCGTCCATACGGGTAGGACCGAAACCTGGTGGGTCAATAATATTCACTTTAATATTTCCTTTAACCTTGTTCATCAATAATGCCGATTTAACTTGCTGGGATACTGGAGCTACAATAAGTAATGAGCGGTTATTTTTGATCACATGTTCTAATATACCCTGAATTTTACGAATATTAGGGATTTCAGAGGAAACTGTTAGCACGAATGGGTTATCTAACTCACATAAGTGTTTTTCTGTGTTAGTAATGAAGTGTGGTGAGGTTAATCCGCAGTCTATCTGTGCTCCATCCACTACTTCTACGTAAGTATCCTCAGTAGGACTCTCTTCTAGCAAAACAACCCCATGTTTCCCTACTTTTTCGTAGGCTTCGGCAATAATAGCCCCTAATTCTTCGTCATTATTACAGGAAATAGAAGCGACAGCTTTAAGCATATCACCCTCTACCTCTATAGCGGAAGAATCTAGGTATTCCATCACCTCTTCTAGGCATTGGTTCACTCCATCTTTAATTTTTCTGATTGAAACGTCTGCAGCGACGGCAGTACGTATAGAATCGATCAAGGCTTCTACTAAAACAGTAGCGGTAGTTGTACCATCACCAGCCTCTTTCACTGTATTTCGGGCTGCTTCCTTAACTAGGGTAGCACCCATATTTTCTACCGGATCAAATAAGACTACGCTTTCTGCAACGGTTACACCGTCTTTTGTTATGACCGGTTTGCCTCTTCCATCTTCGTAAATGACGCATTTTCCCGATGCGCCTAATGTGGATTTCACGGCTTTAGCTAGTTTATTAACACCAGCTATTACTCTATTCTCAGCCTCTCGGCCAAAGTTTAAGTCTTTGACCAATTCGCTTGGTAAATTGTACTCCATAATGTATTGAATTGAATTTAATTAAATTGTATAATCTTAAGAATCGAAGGTTTTAACTACTTTTGGTCCGTTAAGGAATTCCAGTTTTTTACCAAAGTGTTCGACACTGCCATTGATAGCAGCTTCAGCCCCATCGAGAGTTTCTCTACGAGTAATGTCGACCCATTTGTCTTGGTCGTTTGGGTTGTTGACTTCTGTTTGGTAGTACCCATTTGCTAACTGTGTTATTCTCCAGTTCTTTTTATCTGCTAAATGTTTCCATTCCGCAAGTTTGTCTTCAGTTACCTGAGGTTTTCCAGTGTTTAGTGTACTGGTTTTGTAGTAATAATAGGTCATTTGTTTTGATTTTTGGTTTGTATTAATTGATTTACTTTTTGGTTATCATAACGGTACTACCGTCAGCTTTTGTGTACTTATATTTATCACCTTTCTTAGCCTTTCCTTTAGCTGTTCTATTAGCTATAGCTCTCTTGTTACCGGCCTCAATTTTAGCCTGACTTTTCTTGTCATCACTAGTAACTCCTTTGTATGGTTTGTTAGTCTTCTTGCTATGATCTGGAGCCACTGGTTTCTTATTGGCTTTATCAGCTGTCACTGCTTTTTGTTTAGCAACTAATGCTCTTTTCTTAGCATCTAACTCAGCTTTCTTTTTAGCTCTATAATCAGCTGCAGTTTCGTTACGTGTCTGCTTAGACCCTTCAGCTTTTTTAGTATCAGCAGTTGTAGATGCTCCACCTGTAGGGTTTGAACCACCCACTCGTTCTATCTCTCTAGCCTGAGCATTCGTCAAAGCCTTATTCTGGTACTTCTTTCTAGTACCTTTGTTTTTTCTTCCGAATATTGGCATAATATTAATTGTTTCTTGCGTTTCTTCTGTTAGTTCTTTTTATTTGCCTTAGCTCTTTTCGTCTCTGTCTATTAGCTCTTCTTATCTCACCACGAGATAAACCAGTGCCTCTATCAACCTTTCTTTGCTCATCATCTAAATGACGCTGTATCTTTACCTCACTTCGGTTAGCTATCTTCTCTTGTCGGTATTGACTCATCTTAGACATGCGCTCTTCACCGATATTCTCTTCTAGAGTTATATTAGTACTCCCGTAAGCATCTCTAGTCTTCTTATTATCATAATTAGGGGCTGTCCAATTTTCTCCGTACTCAGCACCTGCGTTGTAAGTCTTCTGTTTGTATGCCATGATTAATTATTTTTCCTTGTCGCTACCAATCGTGTTTTTAACTTATTTAATTGTGCTTGGATTTTAGCTTTCTTAGCCGGGCTTTTAGCATCTGAAAGGTCTGATGTTAGAAATTCTATTCTATCTTCTAAGTCGTTAATGACCTCATTCTTACTACCACCAGTTACCACAGTCCCTTTGCTCTTCTCATGCTTACTCAATCCTACTTGAGGTGCGTCAGCTTGAGTGCTTACGGTTTTCTTGTCTTCATGGTCGTGGAATTTCATTCCCTTTTGTTTGTATGCCATATCCTTGTATTTGTCTTACACCATTATAATCACATCGTTATAGGATTATTTACTACTGTGACACAAGCCTGTTACTAGTACCTTATATAGGCTAATGTCACACTACTGAAAAAATTTTATTGTAAATATTGGGGGATTGCATAGCCCCCCTCCTCCTACCCCGCCCCGCCCCAAACCAAAACCAAATCATTTGCCCCACCCCCATCCATCCCTTTATGATCCATTCCCCGTCCCCATCCGATCTCCCCTCCTATCCTGATCCGATCTATGATCTGAGATCATCTGCTCTCCTCCCCTCCCATCCCGATCCATCGTATATGCCTATCTATATATACCCATATATACCTAACTGTATTCGTTATTATATTTAATACAAAGTTAATACGACTAACGTTGGATAATATATATGTAAATCGAACGAACGATTTCAACTTAAATTTTATTACTATGTCAAATTCAAATCAAATTACCACGAAGAGATTCGTAATCCGTAAAACGTTAATTGGTACTAATACCATTATCACCTTCATGAATAAGAAGGGTAAGAGCGTGTCGTATAATCACGATACTGTGTACAACACTCACAAGAGTCGATTCGACGCGATGAATTGTTTCGCGAAGTACAAGTCGTATACTAACACGAATGCGATGCCAGCGTTCTGTAGAGACTTAGCGATCTAGTCTTACGACGGCAAACTGCCTGTATTCGCCGTGGCAGATAACTTTTAAACTAACTATTAAATTACAACTATGAAAAAGATCTTATCTTACGTACCGTTTACATGTGTACTATTCATCGACATCGCTATCATGTATGTCTACAACTTAACAGGTTCTCTCGGGATGTTATCCCTTATGATACCTGGAGTATTAACCTTAGTATTAACCCTAGAAATGACTAATGATGACTAAACTAGAAACCCTTAAAGATCAAGAGATGGCTCTGAAGCTCAAGTATGTAACTCAGGAGCAGATCTATATCAATAGCTACTACTATGATCATACCGCTGCAATGATCGCCTTCGAGCAGATGAATAAGCTCAAAGCTGCTATAGTTACGGTTCATGCAGAGATCACTGGACGTGAAATGGCTGGTGATGACTACATCTCAAAACACTAACCTAAAATCACTACAGATGTTAGAAACTTTAAATAAATTAGCAGAAGAGATGTTCGGCGAGTTTGGATTCTTCACATGTACAATTTCCCAGCAAGTTGACATCTTGGAAGAATACGAAAAACTGTGACATTAGCCTGTTACTATCCTTACTTAGTAGCCTTGTGTCACACTTTTCTACTAATGCTAATTAATAACTTAATTACAAACTAAATACGAGGTTCGTTGGATAATATATACGTAACCAATAAATATCAAACTATGCCAAATCTTACTTTAATCAGGAAACAGAAATTATCGCTTTAATCGATGAGCTAAATCAGTATCGTAACGGAAACGTGACTAGCGCTGGAATTCTAGAAGTATTACACTCAACGTATATTTCTGTACTAAAACAGAATTTACACGAGTAGACAGGTGGCGGAGTATCTGCTAACTCAAATTATGCACTTAATTATTTATCCACCTTTTACAAACTGAATACGAACGAGTATGGATAATATATATGTAACGAAATTAATAACTGACTAACTTAAAATTAAACACTTATGTCAAATTTACTTAAATCAAAGAGATTCGTAGTACGTCAATCTCTAATCGGAAAAGATACTAATATTGAAGTATCATTCAAAAACGGAAAATCGGTGACTTATTCTCACGATAAAGCGTTCGAAATCATGAAGGAAACTTTAGAAGCACTCGCGTGTTGGAGTAAGTACAAGTCGTACACTGCATCGAGTAATATTCC